CGAGCTGCTTCACTAAAATTTGTCCATAATGGTTGTTTAATAGACGATCCCGGAGAATATACTATCGAACTCGCGTAGAAGCCAACCTTTAATGAAACATTAGTAAAGAAACATTCTCTTGGAGAAATTAGGGTAGTAACAGGTGCTGTAAAATAAAGATTATCTTGTGGTCCAACTTCATATTCATCCATAGTAGATAGAACACATACGTTCTCATCAAATGAGAACTTATAAATATCAGGAGTTTCATAGACATCCTCAATTGTTGCATTATATAAAGTATCTGTCTCACATAATCGACAATAGTTATCCCATGTATAACCTACAAAACCAGAATTAATAGATCCACTAATAATCATCACTGTGCTAAGGGAGATTACAACGTAATTTCGTACTTCATATTTTACAAGAACAACATCAGAGATAATAGTAGCTAAAATTACTCCTAATGATGAAATTATGGAATAAGCGACAGTGTTATGAAGAAAACAACCGATAAATAATGAGAGTAGTATTGTCGATAAACAACAAGCATACCAAATGGCATATGGAAAGAGCTTCATTTATAAATTAAATATACTATATAGTATATTTATTAATTATTTTTTTTTAAATAGCACCCCGTCCGAACATTTCGGCTTCCTGTAAAAATCTTCTCCTCACGCCGGTAAAATCGATACCAAGTTTAATACAAATAGTCATATGTTTCTCAGTTAGCATCTTTAATTCTCCATTAAGGACTTCTTGATATCCAATAGCAAATAAGTCATTATAATCATCAGCATCTCTCACAATAAATCCCTCATTCGGTAAATAGTAAAAAATGGAGGAGATTCTAATAAAATCTATCGAGATTTTATTTACTTCGAAGACATCTCCTATATGTGAAGTTTTCTTCATATACGTGATGATTTCGCGTGAAGCCTTCTCGATAGAAGAATCATAAGTAACACCAAATTTCTTACAGTAAGCGATAGCTTTCTCATCGAGAAAGAATAGCTGCCCTTCACTATCTCTGTTACAAATGGCGTGATATTTCCCTTCGCTCTTCTTAAAGATTATATTGCGTTCAGTTCCATAATAATACGGAGGAATATCTAATGCGGCTACCTTTAGTTCTTCTCTACAATCGGTCTTATTAGAAAGAGATTTCTTAATGTTATCAGAAATACTTCTTTTAAGAATATCGAGGGCTTTAATCTGATTACCAAACTCTTCCTTAATATGATTGACCTCTTTTTCATCCATAGTTGAAATATCAATCGCACATTCTTTCATCAAGAATTCAGAGAAACATAAATAACAGCCACCGCACGACATTCTCTTGAAAGGTATTTATAATATTGAGGTAATGTTAAAATAATAAATATCAAATATACCTATTATTTTGTTTTTAAATAGTAACATCGAATGACATAAGTTCTCGATGAAACATTTCCATTGAATTAGTAAAATCAATACCAATCTCTGTACAACGTCTCTTTGAATGTTCATCTAATGGTTTTACCTTACCATTAAGATCGTCTAGACAACCGATAGCAAAGTATACATCATGATCATCTTCTTTTATTACAAGTCCTTCTTTTACAAGATAGTAATAATTATGTGAGAAGGAAATCATATCTAATACATGATTATTCCTTACGATCATGGTATCTCTGTAATCGATTGTTTTCATAAACAATAATATTTCATCGACAACTTTAGTCATAGAGATATGAAAGGAAAGAGCACATTTCTTACAATAATTTATTTCCCTTCTATTGAGAAGGGATAGATCATCACCCTTCTTGGTACAAACAACAAGATATCCAGATCCAGTATTCTTAAGTACAAGGTTATACTGGGTCTCAAGAAAATAAGGAGCAATAATCTCCTTAGCTTGCAATTCTGGCACTTTTCTATTTTCTTTGATGAATGTCTTAACATCAAGAGAAAGACTCTCTTTGAGAGCACTAATCTGTTTTGCTCTTTCGCCGAATTTAGCAAGGAGAGTTTCTCCCTTGACTCCAGTCTCTGACGCTAAATCAATAGCACACTCTCTCGCAAGAAAGAGAATTAGATCATCTGCATTATTAATTGATGACATTTATGAAAATATTTTGATAGTACTTATTATTATATAGTATCAAATTTTATAATCATAATAATGGAGTCAGATATTCAACAAAAACTAAATGAGGGAATGAATTCCCTTACTATCAGCAGTAAGGAAATGTATCATATCGTTTTACTGAAAGATAATTATGAATTGAGTCTCGATTTAGTTCTTAACGATGAAGAACTATTAGGTATTTGGACAGCGTGTTATCTCAATATTCCTTCCAATGACAAATATCTCCTTGATATTATTAAGATAACGCAGAAGATAATATCAAGATGTAATGGTAAGTTTATATCAGAAATTAGACGAGTACTTCCAGAGAATAGAGAGAAAGGTGTATCGGATATTGGTCACATCGTTGCAAGATATTCCTTAGAGGAAAATTATAACAAAGATAAAATATGGATGTCTCATGTGGTAATGATTACTTCCTGTAATAACATAAAGTGGATCGTTCAGTATGATAATGATGATTTTATCAATGCTTATCGTATGGCTTGCGGTTGGTTTTCAATCAAGAATGAGATAGTATTGATAGCATTGATACATTAGTATAATTGACACATTAATATATTATTGTATTATACTGAATAGTTAAAGATGACTTCTAATGGAATAGTGTTGTTTTGTGAGAAGTGTAAAAGATTGGATTATAAGCCTTGTACTCTCGCTACAGTACAGAGTATAGTTAATCAATTCAGACAACACTCTGACGTGGTAGATGATAAGATACGTTGTCTATACAAGGGTGAATATGAAGAACGAAACGGTGTAATATCATCTAACACTGATTTTTATGGAATGTCGGAGAAGAGTAAATAAAAACATTCTTATATCGTCTTTCTCATAAATAGATTAAAAAATGTAAGTAATATATCTAAGAGGATATATTACTAAAGTATAAAATGGACTCTCTATCGAAGGAAGTAAGAGAGTATTTCAATGATGTTTTTAGTAGAGCTTCATCGGGAGAGATAGTATATTGCACTGAACTTGAAAAATTAAATAGTATTGCCGATAGTTCTGACACTAAGTATGAAAATCTATATGTTAAGTGGGAAGATGAACCAAAATATACGATAGCACGTTTAAATAAGAAAGCAAGACAAATTGTCCTGAGACTATCGCATGATAAGATACTGGGATTGTTTGGTTACTATGGAGAATGGAAAGGAAGAAAAGATTATCCAGTATTAAAATATCCTATCAATCCTACTAAAGGAATATATCAAGCGCCACTTCAATTAGTTAAAGGAGAGGGAGAGTTTGTTGGACATTTTGTCTGTAAACGCGATCATAATGGTGATTTAATTCCCCTACAATTTATATTATAATAAAACGATGAATTCAGTGTGGTATTTCTTCGGTGCTTCTGGGTTAATCTTATTATTTATCCTAGGATATGGAATAGTACAGTGTGTATTAAATAGGAATGCAGATAGGCGTGGAGACGGTGAAGAAATACCACTATTAGCTATTATTTAAAAACGATTATATTAGGTATGATCGTTTTGATATACTATGAAGAGAGACTCCTGAGACTATCTCTCCATGATATTATTTATTATTATTTATTATTAAATATTATAATAAATAATATTATCCATTGGTCATCATACATAAACGTACTTTTTAACATGAAGAAAGATATCAATGATGGCGATGTCTCGCTTATATTTAGCGATATATTATTACTTATTACTTATTACTCAATATAAAATATAAACTTAGGATTACCAAATAATAATATCATGGAGAGATAGTCTCAGGAGTCTCATACATTCGACTTCATAGCATTGTGTAATATAAATTACATCACAGGGAATGTAATTTATTCTTTTTAAATATGGTAGATCTCTTTGAATCTAATGATCTCTTCCTCCTGAGATCTCGAGAAAGAAAACTCTGCTTTCTCACAGAACTGTAAATCATCATTATCACAAGGTTGAATATTTCCGTCAGAGAAGATCTTATAACCGATAACTGTATATATGCTTCTATCCAGTTTCAAGATAATACCATGAGATTGCTCTTTACAATAATCACCTATTAAATATTCAACGTAGATAGTTTCTCTGAAACGTCGTTCAACTTGAGTCTTATTATTAAGGAAATCCTTGATCTCTTTAACGAGGTTTCCATTTCCTTCGTTATAATATTTTATAATACTTGATCCAAATTTATCTCTCAAAAGATTGACCTGTTCCTGTGTTAGTATCTTGGGTTTTATCTTACATACACATTTAATAAACGCCAAGAGGTATTCTGGATATAATACAGTAGTGGACATTTTAATATAAAAACAATACTATAATATTTCTCGTAATAATCAAATATGTAATTTATCGTTTTTAACATTATGGTATTGTCTTGAAGAGAGAATAATATTGTCTAAATCGGTAAACGCTCTCTTCCGGATTAACTAAGAAGGAGAAACCAGCTTTCTGACAGAAATCTAAGTCATCTTTATCACATCGTATAATGTTTCCTCGATGGTCCAGTTTACAATCAACAAGAATAAAAATACTTCCATCTAATTTTAGGATAATGCCACGAGAACACTCTCTACAATAATTACCAGCAATGTATTGTACATAAACATCATTATTACGAATATCTCTCAACTCCATATTACTTGCATTGGAGGAATCAACAATAAATGACGTGATATCGTTGCTAGGATCATCTTTTCCACTGCTAAAGTATTTTAAGATTCTCGATCTAAATCTTCTTGACGCTTCGTTGATCTGTTTCTGTGTTAATTTACCTGGATCTATTTTACATACTCCTTTAACGAATGCCAATAGATACTCTGGGTAAATTAACGATGACATTATTACTTGTGACATCTCCTTTGTTATATTATAAGAATTTATTGTACTGTTATATATTACAATTGGACACAAATAGTAGAAGAATATTTTCATATCAAATATTTTAAATAAGGAGTGTCATATATCAACGATAATGTGAATTATATGACGACATTCGAATCCTTGATACAACATATTGTATTTATCGATCATCATCGTATATCAAAAGATATCTCAATTGACAACATTGCAAATGAATATCTCGAAGCCAACCCAGATATACCGAGAAAATTTTATTAAGACTTAATACGTTAGATTAAAACATATACATATATTTGGTTATATGTATATCGTCGACGATATAAGCTGATACAATTCACATGTGATAGTAAAACCGTAGGAAAAGTATGTTTATCTTCAGTATAGATAAACATTATTATGAAGACACACTGAAGATAAATACTATTATGATAGTATGTCTTCATAATAATGTTTATTTCTTTGATTTAATTCCTCCTGTAATACCGATATTCTCTATTCTTCCTGTCTTCTCCATCCTGTCATAAATATTCCTACACAGTTCGTCTCGTTTTGCAGGATCCGACATCCAACCAATATAATATTTTAATCGGTTCTCATCCCAAGAATATGTGTTAGCAATATTCTTCTTATAACCTTGTCTTAATAATGTATTAATAAGAGCTTCTTTTGTTCCTTCTGATATTACTACACGATTAGTAGGTTCATATCCTATATTCCATAAAACATCAACTAATCGATCTCTAGTCCATGTCTCACATACCTTTCCTCTATTCTTATTTCTATCATCTACTTGTGCTTTTGGTTTTTCACTGAGGACATCCCTTATCTTAAATTGTCCATCAAGAATGAAACCGTATACTCCCATCTTCTCAAATTCACTCTTATCATTACTAATGAGAATCTGAATGAGTTTATTATATACTGGAAATTCGTAGGTATCATTGACATCTCTCCATGAATTAGGATACTGTAATATCCTAATCCTTCCTTCTGCTTTGTTAAATCGAGAAGTAGAGTTATATCCAGTTCTTGAAGTACTCTGACTGTAGATAATATGAGCATACATGACTGGAGTAGTATTATCAAAGGAGAACTCATCTCCTTTCTTTACAGTCTTAACTTTTGTTTTATTCTCAGGATTTGGAGGTCTTCCTCTACCGGTAGCCTTTGCATTCGATTTAATTATCATATTATTAAGTTCTGTTACCGGTTCATTGAAGGTAAAATACATATATTTAAATCTCTCTAACACTTCCTTGCTAAATGGCGTTTCGGCTGACTCTCCAGAGACTAACTTGAGAAGAGTATCTTCAAGAAGAATAGCTT